ATGCGCAAGTTGACTCGACTTTGGCAGGCACTTGAGCGCATTCAGGGGCTCTGCGACATTTCCGCCTCTTGGGAGCAGTACTGCGGTGTGGACTTCCCGCTGATCCGGCCGCACCTTCGACCGACCGATGATTTCGGGGCCAGATACCCGTGTCCGCATCCGCATGATGCACATTGCCCACGCAGTATCGTCGACTATGGTGACGGGTCGTTTGCCGCCGTATGCAGACACCCTCATAGGCTTTGTGAGGATCTGCCCCTCTCATCGAAGGATGCCCTTGTCTACCGTCTGGACGTAGACGCGCTCATGCGCCCGATGGCGGAAGCTCTTTGCGTTCGTGGTCAGACTCTTCAAGTCAGGGCACACGGGGTTTGGGAACTTGGGCTTTCGACGGGTCGGACGACGCGAAATCATCCGGCATTTTTGCTGGTCTTCGCGGGGAGCGACGCTTTCCGTTCGGCGATCCGCGATTTGGCTCTCTCCTGTCCAACCCCCTTCGTCGCCGTCGCACCCACGGGCAATCTTCTGACGGTCGAACTGCGCGAGCACCTGGACAGACGCCAGAGTGACTTCATCTCCATGGAGGAGCGGGTAGGGCTCTCGCAGGACGGGCACTTTGTTCCCATGGAGATTACCGATGCCGACGAGATCGCCCCGACGCCATTTGAGCAACGGCCAGCGGCGGTTGACCAGTACAAGCGGGATTTCGGCTACACCGTCGATAACATCTGCGAAGACGCGGGGGTCAATCGCTCGGATTTCTACAAGTGGATGAAAGCTAAGCTGGACAACAAGTCGGGTAAATCCATTCGGATAGAACAGGCCCTGCGAACAAATCCCAAACTCCGGACCCGCCGCTAGCCACGGCGGAGACACTTTCGCCTACATCGCCTACATTGAATCGCCCACGCAGTATCGTCGGACCATTGCCTTGTACCAAATGCGCACAAAGCGATAGGGACAGGCGAAATGAACGACAAACCCCTCGAAACACTACTCGAAGAGAAAGAACTCGCAGAAACGCTCCAGGTCTCCATCGGGACGTTACGAACGTGGCGAACTGACGGCAAGGGGCCACGCTTCCACCGGATTGGACAAATGATCCGCTACGCCCCTTCCGATGTGAAGGAGTGGCTCGTGAGCCGCCAGGCAGGCGGCATGGCGGTGGTGGCGCGATGACCTCTCCCGTCACGACCCACGACTTGTTGCCATCCGAGGTGGCTTTCATCGCCGCTGTGCAGCAACTAGGTTTCGGCCGCTTTGAGCACCTCCAGATCCGCGGCGGCGAACTTGTACTCAACCCTTGGCCGGTCATGGTGCGCGACGTCAAATTCGGGACGCCCGTGATGACCGGCAAGCCGTGGGTGGCATCCTCGGACCTCCGGCCACAGCTTGCGGAGTTCTTTGCCTACGTGCGTGACGTCGACACCGGCGAAATCCGTGAGGTCGAAGTGCGGCACGGGTTGCCCTTCTCCATGGAGGTCGAACTCGCCGGAAACAAGAGCGCCGTTTTGCAGGGAGGCCAACGTGGATAACGTCAGCCTCGATCAAGCACTCCCCGCTGTATGGAACCTCGCGGGGCGCAAGGCGAACGCGTTCGTGCGTCGTTGCCGAATCGCCACCGACGAGCGTGAAGACGTAGAGAGCCAACTTGTCCTGACCTTCATCACCCGCTGGCCGAAGTTTGACGGCGAAAAGGCCTCAGTCCAGACCTTTGCCTCGCGGCTGATGGACAGGGAACTGACGTCCATCCTGCGATATCGCCTCGCGCAGGGCCGCCAGTGGTGCGAACTCCCGACGCCAGATGCAGGCCCAGCGCCGGAACTGATCCACCAGTTTCGCGTTGATCTCGAACGCGCCATGGCTCCCCTGCCTGAAATTGTCCGCGAAACCGCGGTCGCTTTGTCTCGGTTCTCCGCTGTTGATGCCGCGCGCGTGGTGGGGTGTTCCCGACAGATGATCGGCAGGCGGAAACACCAGATCCGCGAAGCTCTCCTCGTTGCAGGCATCGGGGCGAACTACTTCGTGGGCAGAGGCGCCAGGCCATGACCGCCGACTCCATCGCCCGTACCCTCAAGGCCCGTCGCTCCGGTGCCGGCTGGATGGCAAAATGCCCCGCCCACGACGACAACAACCCGAGCCTGAGCATCCGGGAGGTGGATGGCAAGGAGTTGCTGCACTGCCACGCAGGATGCGGGCAGCGCGAGGTGATCGAGGCGTTGAAGGCCGAGGGCCCGTGGCCGGAGCGCCCGCGGAGCCCGCGCCGGCAAATCGTAATGACCTACGATTACACCGACGAATCCGGTAATCTGCTTTACCAGGTCGTCCGGACCCAGCCGAAAGGCTTTTTTCAGCGGCGTCCTGACGGCGAGGGCGGTTGGATCAACAAGAAGAGCAAACGGCAGGTGCTCTATCATCTGCGCGAGGTCCTTTACGCCCCTATCGTCTTCGTCGTCGAAGGCGAGAAGGACGTTGAGACCCTCCGAGAGCACGGTTTCGTGGCGACAACGAGCGCGGGCGGTGCCGAAGCGCCATGGCTGACTGAGTTCACCGAAACGCTTGCGGGACGCGAAGTCATTGTCATTCCCGACAACGACAAGCCGGGTCGCGACCGGGCTGCACGCATCGCTCGCGCTCTGATCGGTCGCGTGACGCGGCTTGTCATTCTCGAACTCGAAGGCGCCAAGGATGTAACGGTGTGGTTCGAAAAAGGTCACGGTGAACTTGAGCTGATCGAGTCGGTTGAAAAAGGGCTGGCGGCGACAGCATGACGAACGAAATCCGCGACGAGACCGATATCGATACCTTCGTCCAGCGATTTGAAACAGCAGCGACGGCCGGCGGTCCTGATCTTCTTTCGCGTCTCCACAACGACCACGGCAACGCGGAGCGCCTCATTGCGATGTATGGCGAGGATTTAAGGTATTGTCACGCGTTCAGGAAATGGCTGGTGTGGGACGGCGCGCGCTGGGCTGTTGACGACACCGATCAAGCTCGGCGCCTCGCCAAACAGGCAATCCTCGAATTCCTGAAGCAGGCCATTGACCGTGGCGACGACGAGAAAGCCGAGAAGTTCGCTCGTTCATCACTCGACGCCCGCCGCATCGGCAGCATGCTCTCGATGGCTGAGTGCGAAATTTATGTCCGCCCAGCGGATCTCGATACGGACCCGTTCGCGCTGAATTTCATGAACGGCACAATCGATTTGCGCACGAGCGAACTGAGCGAACATCGGCGTTCGGACTTCATTACGAAGCTCGTTCGGTACAAATACACTCCGTTGGCGGCGTGTCCCCGGTGGCTGGCGTTTCTGGTCCAGGTGATGGGTGGAGTTCCAGGTGCATCCGAAGACGATCTCGACCGCTCGCGGCGCTTGGTGGCTTACCTTCGGCGGGCGCTGGGTTACTCGCTCACTGGCACGACCATTGAGAAAGCCGTCTTCATTCCGTTCGGCACCGGAGACAATGGCAAGAGTACGATGCTCAGCACGTTCCGGAATCTTGTGGAGGAATACAGCCATTTACTCCAAGTGGACACGCTGATGGTGCGGCAGGAGTCGAATAACACCCAAGCCGACCTGGCGGACCTTCGGGGGGCGCGTTTCGTCCAGACTTCAGAAACGGAAGAAGGCCAGCGGCTCGCTCAGGGCAAGTTGAAACGGATTACGCAGGGCATGGGCAAAATCAAGGCCACGCGGAAGTACGAAAACCCAATCGAATTTACCGAGACGCACAAACTGTGGATGGACACGAACCGAAAGCCCACCATCCGCGACGTGGACGACAAGGCGACTTTCAACCGGCTGCACCCGATTCCATTCACGGTGACGATTCCCAAAGACCAGATCGACAAAGAGCTTCCAGCCAAATTGCTGTGCGAAGCCGAAGGGATTCTAGCCTGGGCGGTCGAAGGCGCGCGGGTCTGGTATGCCGAGGGGCTTGCGAAACCCGTTGAAGTCGAGGCGGCGAAAGATCGGTGGCGAGAGGATATGGACCAACTCGGGCGGTTCATCGATGAGCGTTGCGTCACCGGCGACGGATTCCGGGCGCGGGCCGCCTCCTTGTATGCCGATTACAAGCAGTGGGCCACCGACGGCGGCGACCGGTCGGTGTTGACCTCCACCGCATTCGGAACGAAGCTTACGGACCGGGGAGTCACGAAAACCCACTCAGAGCGTGGCGCGGTATACATCGGAATCGGGCTTCGCTCCGACGACGAACAGCCCCGTGGCTGACGGGTTCGCCAAAACTGACGGGTCTGACGGCACTTCTTCAAAAACCATTTCACTACGCGCGCATATAGGGAGTTTTTGAAGAAAACCCGTCAGACCCGTCAGCCCATCAGGCTCTCGCGGTCGAGTGAACAAACGAATCGAGAACAGTTTCCACTTTCCCCGCGCTTTGCGTATATTTACGGTGAAGGCTCGGTTCGATAGGCGAGTGCAGCGCGCACCCTCCGAGGCCACCCCAACACGAGAGATGGGACTCTCGAAAAACTCCATCCCTTCCGTGCCGTAGCCGGAGTGTGTCCAGATGCAGCGTGAGATCCAAGTCCCCTTCTATGCGTCCGACGGAACCTCGCTCGGGTTTCGCTCACCCGAGGCCGCGAGGCGTTTGATCGAAGGCGGCCACGTGAAACCGTCATACGGGCGCAAACGACATTTGAGGGCGATCTGGCTGCGCCAGGAAGACGGAAGCAACCCGGTTGCGGCACACGCCCCGTCCGGGACGCGATACAGTTTCCCCGAGAATCTCGACAGCGGTCGCCATTGCTGGAAGCATCGGCGCTTGGACCGGCGCGACGAGGATGGCACCTTCGTCAAGACGCGTGGCGTGTTCCTCCAAGTAGTTGCGGATTGCATGGTGCCATGAAAGCCCGACGACAAATCGGTGCGCGGCACGTCGCCTGGATGCGCGGTGCGTTCCGTGGCCGCCCGGCGCGCCCGAACTAGCGGGTCGGCCAACCAGCCAACCCGGAGCCAGACGGCGCAACACGGGGCACGGGGGCGCGAACGGGTGGCCTCCCCCGCATAGCGGCGGGCCGTTTCAGGGACCTGTCCGGCGAGGCAGCGGCCGCGGGTTTAAATATTGCGCAGTTTGCGTAGTTAGAACGGCTTAGGCAGGTTGTCACTCCGGGTTGTCACCCCTCGAATCGAATGCATCTCCCCACCCAGATCGAACTCCGGTCGGTCCGCGCGCTCCTTCCCCATGCCCGCAACTCCCGGACGCATTCGGACGAACAGGTCGCCCAGGTAGCCGCCAGTATCCGCGAGTTTGGCTGGACGAATCCCATTCTGGTGGACGGCGAAGGCGTCGTCATCGCCGGGCATGCCCGACTTCTCGCTGCCCGGAAGCTGGGGATGGAGGAAGTCCCGGTCATCGTGCTGGCCCACCTGACGCCAGCACAGAAGCGGGCGCTGGTCATTGCCGACAACAAGCTGGCGTTGAACGCGGGCTGGGACGAAGAGATGCTGCGCTCCGAAGTCGCAGCGCTCCAGGAGGACGGCTTCGACCTGGACCTAGTTGGGTTCTCCGACGAGGAACTTCGCATCCTGCTGGCGGACCACGCCCTTGCCGGTGAAGGCGACGCGGCTGGCTCGGACGAGATTCCTGAAACGCCCGTCAACCCGGTGTCGCGTGCTGACGACTTGTGGGTGATCGGGCGGCACCGGCTGATCTGCGGAAACTGCCGGGATGCCGCTACGGTGGCGCGCGTGCTCGAAGGTGCGCCGATGAACGTGGCGATCACCTCGCCGCCCTATGCCTCGCAGCGAACGTACGATCCATCAAGCGGCTTCCAGCCCATCCCACCCGATGAGTACGTGGCGTGGTTCGGCGAGGTCGCACGCAACATTGAGTCGGTGCTGGCTCCCGACGGCTCTTACTTCCTGAACATCAAAGAGCATTCGGAGGATGGCGAACGCAGCCTCTACGTGAAGGATCTGGTGCTGGCCCACAAGCGGGAGTGGGGCTGGCGTTTCGTCGATGAGTTCTGCTGGAGGAACACCGCGAACGGTGTGCCGGGCAAATGGCCCAACCGCTTGAAGAACGCTTGGGAGCCGGTGTTTCACTTCTGCCGCAACAAGGAAATCAAGTTCCGGCCGAAGGGTGCTGGCCACGAGTCCGAAGACGTGGTGGTGTACTCGCCGGGCAATCCCCCTGCGCCGAGCGGCTCCGGCCTGCTCGGTTGCGGTGCCGAGAAGACCACGGGCATTGCATGGCCGAGCAACGTGATCGAGGCCAAGGCCGAGGGCAGCCAGGGATCGCACTCCGCACCGTTCCCGCGCGCGCTGGTCGAGTTCTTCGTGAAGGCGTTCTCGGACGAAGGCGATTCCATTTTCGACGGGTTCATGGGAAGCGGAACGACGATGGCCGCGGCGCACGTGCTCGGGCGGATCGGCTACGGCGTCGAACTCTCACCTGCCTACTGCGACGTGATCCTGCGCCGGATGCAGGAACTCACCGGCGACGAGCCAGTGCTGGCCGCGACGGGACAGACGCTCCACGAGGTCGCGGGAGATCGCGGCGTGATTGAGGAAAAGAGAGCAGCCTGATGATGATCGATCTCTCCCGGTTGCAGGTTCAGGTCTGGTCCATCGACAGGCTGCTGCCCTATATTCGAAACGCGCGCACCCATACCGACCAGCAGGTGGCGCAGGTCGCGGCGTCGATTCGGGAGTTCGGGTGGACGAACCCGATCCTTGTGGCTGCGGACGGTACAATCATCGCCGGCCACGCACGGTTGGCGGCAGCCCGGAAGCTGAAGATGACTGAGGTCCCGGTCATCGTTCTCGATCACCTGACCGAGGCGCAGCGCCGCGCGCTGGTGCTTGCGGACAATCGGCTCGCGCTCGATGCCGGGTGGGACGAAGAGATGCTGCGGGTCGAACTGGCGTCGCTTCAGGAAGACGGTTTTGACCTCGACATCGTCGGCTTCACGGACGAGGAACTCGAAGACCTGCTGCGCGACCCGGAAGACACGCGCGATGGATTGACGGACGAGGACGCCGTTCCCGACGAGCAGGAGACCGCCATCACCGTTCCGGGCGATGTGTGGGTGCTGGGCGACCATCGTCTGCTTTGCGGCGACGCGACCAGCATGGATGCGATTCAAAAGGTTCTGGCGGGCGGCCTCGCGGACATGGTCTTCACGGACCCGCCGTATAACGTGGACTACGTCGGCAAGACGGCGAAGAAGCTCAAGATTGGCAACGACGCGCTGGGCGGGAAGTTCTATGACTTCCTTCGCGAGGCTTGTACGAACGTGCTGGCGGTCACCAAGGGAGCGATCTACATCTGCATGTCCTCATCGGAACTGCACACGCTCTTCCGGGCATTCACGGACGCCGGAGGCCACTGGTCGACGTTCGTCATCTGGGCGAAGCACCATTTCACGCTGGGCCGTTCGGACTACCAGCGGATGTACGAGCCGATCCTCTACGGGTGGCGCGACGGAACGGATCACTTCTGGTGCGGGGCGCGAGACCAGGGCGACGTGTGGTTCATCAAGCGGCCTATGGCTAACCTCGAACACCCGACCATGAAGCCGGTCGAACTGGTCGAGCGGGCGCTGCGCAACAGCAGCAAGACTCGCGACACGATTCTCGATGTCTTCGGCGGGTCCGGTACGACGCTGATTGCGTGTGAGAAGTCGCGGCGGCAGGCGCGGCTGATTGAGTTGGAGCCGAGGTACTGCGATGTGATCATCCGGCGCTGGCAAGAGTACACGGGTGAGAAAGCGATTCTCGACGGCAGCGGAAGTTTCGATGATGTAGCGGCGGGGCGGCTGAAGAATGCGGCCTGAATCGAAAGGTGCCACAAGGAGCTTGCGGCAATTGAGACAGAGATCCGCGCGGGGAACCCGGACCTTGAGGGCCTCTGCCTGGCTCTTGCGGACTGGTCGGCCGAGCTGCGGATGATTTCGCGGCTCACCCCCATAAGAAAAGCCGCCCCTTTCGAGGCGGCTTGATGGAGAGGCGGGTGGGCAGTTTCTACTTGACGATCTTGTAGAGCCGGTCGCCAGCCTCGTTCTTCGAGGACTCGATCTTGACGCCCTGCTTCTTACCGGCGATGGAAATGAACCCGCGCACGCTATGCTTCTGCCAGCCCGTTGCGGTCATGATCTCGGCGAGGGTTGCGCCCTTGGCTCGTCCGATCAGGGACATAATCATCGCGCCCTTACTCTCGGCGCGCGGTGCGCTGGCTTCTTTCGCGCGGGCGACCTTGGCAGCCTTCTTCGTGGCTTTGGCTTCCTTCTTCGGCGCAGCGGCTTTCTTCGGGGCTGCTGCCTTCTTCGGCGCTGCTGCCTTGGCTTTGGCACCCTTGGCGGTCTGCTGGCCCTTGGGCGCGCCCTTCTTCTGGCTGGCACCCTTCTTCGAGGGGGCCTTCTCCGGCGCGACGTGCGCGCCCTGTTCCGCAACGGCGGCGGTTTCGGTGGCTGTGTTGGCTTCGTTGGTCTTCATTGGTGTTAATCCTTTGTGCTCAGTATCTTGCGCGTCTTCGCGCACCACGATTCATCACTCAGCTTCGAATTGAAAGCAAGCGAATTCTTCAGGGAAAATATGATGGGCGTCTCTCTTCGGGCTTATGCGCGGATGCGTGGCTGCAGCCTGACCGCCGTCCAGAAGGCAATCGCCAGCAAGCGGATCACGACGCTCCCGGACGGGACCATCGATCCCGAGCGCGCCAACCAGGACTGGGAGAAGAACACGTTCGCAGGCCAGACGATTCACAAGGCACAGACACCCTCGCCGGTACATGAGTCGCCTGTCGGGTCGGGAGATCCGGTTACCGCGTACCTGCGGGCGCGGGCGGTGAAAGAAAGCTTCGCAGCGCGAACCGCCCAACTGGAATACGAGGAGCGCGCCGGCAAGCTGATCCCGGCGGTTCGCGCTGCCGAGTATGCCGCCACGTTTTCCGCAATCGTCAAGGACGGTCTGATGGCAATGCCGGATCGCCTTTCGCCGATGCTGGCGGCGGTGGATGACGAGAAAGCGATTCATCGAATGTTGGTCGCCGAGGTTTCGGCGGCGCTTCGGAAAGTCAGCAAGGCAGTCGCGGACGCGGGTCTGTAAGGATGCAACCGTTCTCTATCCACGAAGTCGGCGCAGCGGCGATGCTGCCGCCGCGGGACATCCTGGTCTCGCAGTGGGCCGACGAGAATCGCGTCCTCACGGGCGGCGCAGCAGCCGAGCGAGGCCAATGGCGCACCCGGCATTACCAGCGTGAGCCGATGGACGTGCTCAGCCCCGGCCATCCGTGCCGCCAGGTGGTGTTGCTGTCAGCGGCGCAGATGATGAAGACCGAGGTCCTGCTGAACTTCCTCGGCTTCATCGCCGACGTCGATCCGGGGCCGGTGCTGCTGGTGGAACCGCGCACCGAGGACGCCAAGGCGCTCTCAAAGGATCGCGTGGCGCCCATGTTCAAGAACACGCCAAGCTTGCGCGGGAAGATCGCGCCGGTCAAGTCGCGCGACTCCAACAACACGACGCTGCACAAGGTCTTTGTCAACGGCGCAGGGCACATCACGTTCACCGGAGCCATCTCTCCCTCCGGGTTGGCCATGCGGCCCATCCGCTATGCGCTGCTCGATGAGGTGGACCGTTACCCGGCGAGTGCCGGCACGGAGGGCGATCCCGTATCGCTGGCCGTCCAACGCACCGCGGAGTTCCAGCACAACAAAAAGATCGTCATGGCGTCCACGCCGACGATCAAGGGCGTCAGCCGCATCGAACAGGCGTGGATCGAAAGCGACCAGCGCGATTACTTCGTGCCGTGCCCCAAGTGCGGACACTACCAGGTGCTCGTCTTCGGAGATGGAACGGGACCCGGTCTCGTGTGGCCCGAGGAGACACCTGAGGATGCAATGTATCGCTGCGCTGGCTGCCGCGAGTTGATTCCGCATCACCAGAAAGCCTGGATGGTGGAGCGCGGCGAGTATCGCGCGCAGAACCCGTCGTCGCCGATTCCGGGATTTCGCATCTCGCAGTTGGTCTCCCTGAAACGCCCCTGGGGTTCGATCACTACCGAGTTCATCGCGGCGAAGAAGTCGCCGGAGACGCTCAAGGCGTTCATGAACACGGTGCTCGCGGAACTGTGGGAAGAACATCATGAAGTGCCGACCGACGCTCGGGCCTTGTGGAATCGCTGCGAGCCGTTTGAAGCCGAGGCACCGGGCGGTGTCGCGCTGGTCACGGCGGGAGTGGACGTGCAGGCCGACCGGCTTGAGGTTGAAATCGTTGGCTGGGGGCGCGACGAAGAGTCCTGGTCAATCGCGCACCACGCAATCCCCGGCGACGTCACGCGCAAGGAAGTGTGGGATCACCTGGAAGGCTTGCTCCTTTCCGAGTACCTGCATGACTCCGGCCAGCCGCTCCGAATCGTTACGGCGTGCATCGATTGCGGGTTCAAGGATGCCACCGTGCTGCGGTTCACGCGCGACCGCTATGCACGCCGCGTATACGCCGTGAAGGGTCGCGCGGGCGAGTCTCCGATCTGGCCGCGAAAGCCGAGCCGGAAGAACCAGACTCCGTTCTTCATGGTTGGTGTGGATGCCGCGAAGACGGCGCTTTATGACCGGCTGAAGATCCAGGAGCCGGGGCCGGGGTATTGCCACTTCCCGATTGGTCGCGACCAGGAGTATTTCGATCAACTCACCGCCGAGAAGAAATACACGCGATACCACCACGGCTATCCGAAGCAGGAGTGGCGGAAGCCGCCGTCGGCGCGGAACGAGGCACTGGACTGCCGCGTGTACGCTTACGCGGCGCTGCACGCGCTCTATGCAAGCGGTTTGAAACTGACCGTCTACTGTGATCGCTTCGCACAGATGGGGCGGTCGCGGCGCAAAGAGATGCAGTCGATTCCCCCGGCGGTGGTCGTGGCCCAGGCCGAGCAATCCGAAGGGCCCGTCGAGGGACGAACGCCTGCGCCCTTTGAGCGCACGGACGATTGGGTACCACGGCGTAACTGGTTTGGGAAAAGTTGACATGGCACTGACGATTCAGCAGTTGCAAGCGAACCTGGACGCGGTCAACCAGGCGCTCGGGAATCCCACGTTGCAGGTGCGGTTCCCGGATGGGCGCCAGGTGACGTACCGCTCCGTGGACGATCTCCGCAAGGCGAAGGCCGAGATCGAAGAGGACATCCGGCAGACCAGCGGGCAGACCGGGAGCCGCGTCACGCTCGCACAGCACCAGCGTGGAGATGGCCCCATCGGTCCCACGTTGGACGACAAGTGGTGAGAATGACACGGCTGCCGGAACTCATCGACTCGCTGGAACGCTCGCCGCGCCAAGGCGCAGCCGTGGATGATCCCGAGGGCGCCCGGTGCGTGGTCATCAGCGAAACGGCGCTGAACCTGATCATCAAGGAACTTCGGAAGGGGCTCCCCGAAAGACCGGGCGCAGAGTATTTCGACTCCGGTGTTCCTGAATGAATTTCCTCGACAGAGCCATCGGCGCGGTGGCGCCGCGGCTCGCGCTGCAACGCGTGCGAAATCGCGTGGCGCTGGAACTGACCCAGGACTACCTGGAGCGGCACGCGCAGCGATTCCGGTACGAAGGCGCGACCGCAGGCCGCCGCACGCACGGCTGGTACGCCGCCTCGACGGATGCCAACGTCGAGCTGATGGGGTCACTTACATGGCTCCGCAACCGGAGTCGCGACCTGATCCGCAACAACCCGTATGCGGCGCGCGCGATTGAAGAGTTGGCCGGCAACGTCGTCGGTACGGGAATCGTGCCGAAGGCGAAGACCGGCAATGTCGCGATTGACAAGATCATCGACGCTGAGTGGCCGTTCTTCGCGGATGCGTGCGACACGCCGCAGCGGCTGGATTTTTATGGGATGCAGACGCTGGCGGTCCGCACGATGGCTGAGAGCGGCGAATCGCTCGTGCGGTTTCGCCCGCGACTTGCTGCTACTGGTTTGCGCGTTCCTCTTCAGCTTCAAATGTTGGAGGCTGACTTCCTGGATCAGGCCCGAACAATGGGGTTGGTCAATGGCCACGTGATGGAGGGCGTGCAGTTCGACGACCTCGGGTGCCGCGTCGCCTACTGGCTGTTCACGTATCACCCGGGCGGCGTGCTGATTCTGAATCCGCGCGGAGGAATCATCAGCCAGCCGGTGCCGGCCGATCAGATCATGCACGTCTATCGCGTGCTCCGGCCCGGGCAGGTCCGAGGCGTCCCGTGGCTCTCGCCCGTGATGATGGCGCTGCGGGACCTCGACGACTACTGCGACGCAGAACGGGTTCGCAAGAAAGTGGAGGCGTGCGTCACCGCGTTCGTGCAGCAACCGGAAGGCATCGAGGGCGACCCGCTCGGTATCTCCGGCACGGACCCTGTCACCAAAGCTCCGGTGGAAACTTTTCAGCCGGGAATGGTCGAGTACTTGAAGCCAGGCCAGGAGATCAAGTTCAACAATCCTCCGGCGGCGGGCGGCTACCGCGAATACAAAATGACCGAACTTCAGGGCATCATGGCCGGCATTGGCCTGCCGTACGAGCTTGGCACCGGCGATATGTCGCAGGTGAACTACTCGTCCTGGCGCGGCGGCATGTTGGGGTTTCGCAACACCGTTGAGGCGTATCGCTGGCTCACCCTGATCCCGCTGTTCTGCATGCCGGTATGGCGGCGCTTCGTGGACACGCTGATCCTCCAGGGCAAGATTCCACAGAAGGCTCTCGATAATCCGAAGGTCGCTATCCACGCGGTGCAGTGGACCGCGCCGAAGTTCGAGAGCGTCGATCCGGTGAAGGACGCGGCTGCAGAACTGAAGATGATCCGGACCGGGACGCTCGATCTGTTCGAAGCGATCTCGCGCAACGGCTATGACCCGGAAGAGCGGTTACAAAAGATCGCCGCCATCAACAAGGTGCTCGACAAGCTGGAAATCATTCTGGACTGCGACCCGCGCAACGTGACGGATCGCGGTCAGGAGCAGCCCGCCGCGAGCGAAGAGCGCACGCCAAGTTCGAAGCCTACCGTTGCCGGTTCGAAAGCCCCCGCTGTTTCGAATGCCGATGCCGAATCTATCGCGGAGTTGTTCTCGGGTTGCCCTGCTTCGCGGTCCTGGGATTCTCCCTCCAGGGTCTATCGCTCGTAACTTACCGCCCGCAGAAAAGAGGCTCACATGAAAGCAAGTCAGGCGCTTGAGTTTTTCGCCGCCCCGGATGCCAAACCCGTTGCCAGCACGGCGAACGAGAAGGACGGCACGATTGATGTCGTCTGGTATACCGGCGCGCAGGTTCCGAGAAAAGATCCCGATACGGGCGACCCGTACATGCTCACGCTCGACATGGGGGGCGCACGCCTGGACCGGCTGAACGCTGGCGCGCCGATCTTCGACACCCACTTCACGGGTGACGATTACAAATCCGTGATCGCGGGAAAGGCCGGCACCAAGGCACAAGTTGGCGTCGTCCAGAAAGCCTGGGCGGATGGCCCGAACGGAATGGCGACGCTTCAGTTCGACCTGGGTGACGCGGACGGCGCGGATTTGTTCCGCAAGGTGTCCAGCGGGATCGTGCAGAACCTCAGTTTCGGGGCGTGGATCTACAGCCGCGAGAAAACCCAAGTCCAGGCCCAGACCGAGGGGATGCCTGAGGGCAAGCCGCCCTACAGCAGCCCGAACGAGATCGGGATGTTCACGGCGACCGACTGGGAACCATTCGAGATCTCGGTGGTTCCGATCCCGGCCGATTTCAGTACAACGTTTTTGACCGCCGAAACAGGCGGCGAGCAAGCAGCACGGGCAGCCAGCCCACTAAAGGAGAAACCTGCCATGGCAGAAAGCACTACACAGACGGCGGGCACCGAGTCCCGTGTGAACGAACAGGCACTCGTCGCAGCGCGCGGCGAGGCAGTGAAACTGGAGCGAGAGCGCATCGTTGAAATCGAACATCGCGCCGTTCGCTTCAAATCCATTCTCGGAGATGACTTTGTACGTAAGGCCATCGCCGACGGCAAAACGCCTGATCAGTTCAGCGTCGATGCTTTCGCGGCCCTGAGCTCCAAGGGGCAGCAGGGCGTAGGCGGTCGCGAGTTGCCGATTCGAAGTGAACTGAGTATCACCCGCGACGGCGGGGAGACGCGGCTGGCCGCGATGCAGTGCGCTATGCTGCTGCGCCACGATCCGAAGTTCTTCCTGGCGAAGCATCCGAAGACCGGAGAACTGCTGAGCGGATGCGGCCAAGAGGACCAGCGGCGCGCCGAGGAGATGGGGCGCGAGTACGTGGGGCTGTCGCTGATGGAAATGGCGCGCGAGTCCCTCGAAATCCGCGGCATCAACCACCGGGGGATGAACAAGAACCGGATCGCCGAACTGGCGTTGCAGGCGCCCAGCCGGGGCGCGGAGTTCTTCGGGGGCGGCGCGGAATCGACGTCGGACTTCCCCGCGATCCTCGCGAACGTGGCCAACAAGACGCTGCGCCAGGCTTACGAGGCTTACCCACGCACCTTCCAGCCCTTCTGCCGGCAAGTCACCGCGCCCGACTTCAAGCCAATCAATCGTGTTCAGTTGAGCGACGCTCCGGCCCTCCAGCAGTTGAATGAGAAGGGCGAATACCACCGGGCGAACCTCACCGACATGAACACCAACTACTCGCTTCAGACCTTCGGCGAGGTAGTGGCTATCACGCGCAAGGTGATCATCAACGACGACCTCCAGGCGATGACGCGCATCCCGGCGATTCTGGGTGTCGCCGCCGCACAGTTGGAGTCGAACACCGTCTGGGCTGTTATCACGGCCAACGTGGTGATGACGCTGGACGGCAAGGCAATCTTCCACACCGCGCACAACAATCTTCTGAGCGGCGTCGCCAGCAGCATCGATCCCACCGTCAGCAACTCCGCTCCGCTGACTGCACTTGCCAAGGCGCGCGTGCAGATGCGGCTCCAGAAGGCTCCTCAGGGGACACCGCTCGACCTGGTTCCGCGCTTCATGGCGGTACCGCCGTCGCTCGAAACTTACGCACTCCAGTTGATCTACCCGATCAACATCGCCTCGTCGGATCAGACCAAGGTCGTGCCGGAATGGGTCCGGTCGCTGGTTCCGGTTGTTGAGCCGCGTCTCGACAACGCGACCGGCACCGCGACCAACTGGTTCCTGTTCACCGATCCAGCGCTGATCGACACGCTGGAATACTGCTACCTCGAAGGGCAGCAGGGTGTGTACATCGAAACCCGCCAGGGCTTCGAAGTGGACGGCGTCGAAATCAAGGCGCGCATGGACTTCGGCGCGGCTGCAATCGATTATCGCGGCCTGCAAAAGAGCGTGGGCGCGTAGAGAGCTCAACGGGAAAAAGGAGAACACACAATGCAGAATTATGTACATCGTGGGGAAACCCTCACCGTCACCGCACCCTACACCGTCGTTACGGGCCAGGGAGTTCTTGCCGGAAACATCTTCGGCGTCGCGGTATTCAACGCGGCGTTAGGAGCGTCTCTGGAGATTGTCACGTGGGGCGTCTTCGACCTCGCGAAGGATGCCAGCACGTTCAATCCCGGCGACAAGGTTTACTGGGACAACGTCAACTTCGTGGCCACGTCCGCTCTCCCCGCATCGCCGTCTACAACTCCCGGAAACCGCGAGATCGGCGTCGCGGATTTGCAGCAGGCCAGCGGTGTCAACGCACCTGGCGGCCTGACTGCGGACCCGACCGTCCGTGTTCGACTGAATGTTTGCTCCATCGGCCTGGTGGGTTCGTCCGACCTGGACCCTGGCCTGTTGCAGAAGATTACCGTTGTGCTTACGGCC